CAAAGTAGAACGGAATTTCACGCTGGCTTGTGGACAAATACTGCAGCGATAAATCAAATTACTTTAACTGCTCAAGCTAGTGGAAACTTCTCCCAATACTCAACCGCCTATCTATATGGAGTAAATAAAAATGCCTAATCCAACACGAATCGAAATCAACTGCGAGACAGGCGTTGAGTCAATTATTGAACTCACCGATGCCGAAGTTGCTGAACTTGCTTATCAGGCAGAGTTAGCAGCTGAGAAGAAGGCAGAAGAAGAAGCACAGGCAGAAGCCGCTGCTACTGCTAAAGCTGCACTTCTTGAGAAGCTCGGGATCACAGCAGACGAAGCCAAGCTCCTATTGGCATGACCCCAAAGTTATGCAAAGCAGGGCAGCAGTTAAGGCTTCAAGTCGATGATTGTTACCCTGACAGAGACCGCACCTCCGATGGCTGGATTGGCGACACACGTCATTCAGCGCGTCCTTCTGATCACAATCCTGATGAACAGGGCATCGTCAGAGCGGTTGATCTTGACAGGGATTTATCTGGAAAAGCAAAGCCAGACCTCATGCCTGACCTTGCAGATCAGCTTCGACTCTGCGCTAAATCTGGCGATAAGAGAATCGCTTATGTCATCTTCAACGGAAAGATATGTTCTAGAAAGTCCCTTTGGCGTTGGGTCGCATATAAGGGAATCAATCCGCATGTTAAACATTGCCATGTTTCTTTCACTAAAAAGGGCGATACAGATGGTTCGTTCTTTAATATCCCGATGATAGGCGGCACAGTATGAATATGAAGAATCCCGTAATAATGAGCCTTGGTGCTTTCCTTGCAGTCTGGGGAACAACCTCAAACTTTGCTTTGGATTACCGCTCAATTCTTGGTTCAATCGTCGCAGGCGTATTTGGTTACGCAACTCCTAAGAAGTAATGAGCGCGTCTGACCTTGCTGCTTGGGCTGTGGCTGTTGTCTCTGTTCTTGGTGGTCTTGCTGCATATACCCAGTTCATGATCAAGCATTACCTATCTGAACTTAAACCCAATAGCGGCTCAAGCCTCAAGGATCAGGTCTCTCGCCTTGAAGCGCGTGTCGATACCATCATCGAGTTGTTAGGTAAGTAACACTTATCTCATGGCACGCAAGCGACCAGTCATAGACTTAGATACTTACTCAGCTCTTGATGCTTACTGCATTGCGCTGAATGAATACTACAAGTCACTACGCAAAGCAGGATTCACAGAGACGCACGCCTTCTGGATTCTTGCTGACCGCGAGACATTCCCTGACTGGATAATTCCTAACCTGCCTAATCGCATCGACAATATCCCCTATGAGGACGACGACGAGGACTAGATGAAGAAGATCGTAATCCTGAGCGACCTGCAAGTTCCTTTCGAGGACGTGCATGTAACTCGGAACATAGCACGATTTCTTAAGACCTTTAAGCCAGACCAGACAGTCACCATCGGTGACGAGATTGACTTCCAGACTATTAGCAAGTGGTCTGAAGGCACACCACAAGCCTATGAGCAGAGCCTTGGCGATGACCGAGACCGCTGCGTTGATCTCCTATGGGAGTTAGGCGTTACTGACTGCATCAGGTCTAACCACACAGACCGCCTCTACAACGTCATCATGAAGAAGATTCCGTCTTTCCTATCCTTGCCAGAGCTGCGCTTTGAGAAGTTCATGAAGTTTGACGAGCTTGGCATTACCTTCCACAAGAACCCTATGGCTATCGCTCCTAACTGGATTGCAGTCCATGGAGACCATACACCCATCAAGAACCTAGGCGGGCTCTCAGCCCTTGAAGCAGCCCGTAGGCATGGGAAGAACGTAATCTCAGGACATACTCACAGAGCAGGGCGTAGTGCCTTCTCAGAAGCCTCTGGAGGGCGTTTAGGGCGTGTTCTACATGGAGTTGAGGTTGGTAATCTCATGGACTTTAAACAAGCTTCATACACCAAGGGAACGGCTAATTGGCAGCAAGCCTTTGCCATCATGTACGTCAAGGGTTCTAACGTGCAGGTGGACATTATCCACATTGAGAAGAACGGCACGTTTATTGTGCAAGGTAAGGTCTATGGAAGGGTTCGCTAGACCAGACTTCGGAGACGAAACTGTGGACGAAATCGTTATCGTTTCGTTATCAAAGAATGGTGGTTGTTTCGCCCGTATGCCCTAAAGTTGGTCTTACCAACAACAGAAGGGCTCAATCATGACAGTAGGACAGATCATAGTTTTTGGACTTATCTGCTTTGCGTTCTGGCTAGGCAATCGCTCTGGCTATGCAAACGGATATGTCGCAGGACGTAAGGCAGTACGCAAGTACTACGAGAAGCAGCTACAGCAGGTGGGTCAATGAATGCTAGAGACTACCTCAACGAAGCGAGAGCTACAATTCAAGACCGAGGACTTGATTACGGCCACCCTAGCGACAATATGCAAAGGACGGCCTCACTCTGGAGCGCATACCTCGAAATGCCAGTTACGGATTATCAGGTGGCAATGTGTTTGGCACTGGTCAAAATCGCAAGAAGCATGGAGACTGCAAAGCCAGACAATTACATCGACGGAGCAGCGTATTTTGCAATAGCTGGACAACTACACACCGAGGAGAATGATTTATATGTTTGATTTGAGTTCATATGAGACTGTGGCAGATCGAGTCTCACGCTTCCAAAAATTGCATTTGGGCGGAAGAATCGTTACCAAGGTGGTAAGCCTAGATAGTGCTAAGGGTGAAGTTCTTGCGTTGGCAGAAGTTTATCGTGAGCATGAGGATACACAGCCAGCAGGTGTGGATTATGCCTTTGGAGTAGCTTCTACTTACCCTCAGTCAATGCGTAAGTTCTATGTCGAGGACACAGTAACTAGTGCGGTAGGTAGAGCTTTGAGCCTTGTGCTTGACACAGACAAAAAGCCAACACGCGAGGACATGCAGAAGGTTCAAGCGCATAACGAAGTAAAGGCTAAGGTCGAGGAAGTAAAGGCTAAGATGTCTGACACATCAAAGGAATACGTCCCAGTAGCAAAGGCAGATGATCCATGGACACAATGGGAAGCAGCACCAGTTCAGACTATGGAGCAAGCAGTCGAGACGGTCAAGGCTGTCCTTGGTGGCACAGCTCCAGAAGAGACTTGTTCTCATGGTGCGCGTGTATGGAAAACTGGAACGAGCAAAGCAGGTAAGCCTTGGGGAATGTGGAAGTGCAATCCACCTCACGGAACTTCTAACTATTGCGACCCAATCTGGTACAGCATTGCACCTGATGGATCATGGAAGCCTAGGGATAAATGATGGGACACATTCAATTCCTTAATCAAGATGGTGAATGGGAGTCATTCCCTAATGAAGAACAAGAAGCCAATTTAAGAGAGAACGCAAAGCTGCTAGAAGAATTGGGTTATCAGTTGATCTGCCAGTTATGCAATAAGTTTCCCAATAGACAACAGATTCGTGACCGCTACTTGAAGCATGAATGGACATGTCCTGATTGCGGAACTATTAACTCTGCTGGACGTGCATGACACGTCACAGAAAAGACCGAGGCTTTCGTACCGAGCGAGTGGTTGCAGCCTATCTCTCGCAATGGTGGAGAAGCGCAAGCGTTGGTCGAGGGGCTGGTAAAGATTGCTTAAACGTCCCGTTCGACGTTGAGGTAAAAGCTAGGACAGACTTTCAGCCCCTAGCATGGTTGCGCCAAGCCACCAAGAGAGTCGCAGCTTCCAATGAGTTGCCGTTCGTGGTGTGTCGTATGAATGGTCAAGGTGAAGATGCTTCCGAGTATCTAGCATTCATGCGGTTTGGTGACTTGGTTCAACTATTGCTTAAAGCAGGTTACGGTGATATTCAGACCGATTCTGATAAACTTGAACCTGAGAGATGCGCACAATGCGGATCGTGGAAGTTGGTCAATGTGCCATGCAGGTTATGCAATGAGTGATGAGTGGTACACGCCTAAGAGCGTGTTCGATGGTCTAGGACTTACATTCGACCTAGATGTATGTTCACCCAGAGGTGGTACGGGTCTAGTTCCTGCTCTACAGAGTTACTGTCAAGAAGAAGATGGTTTAACAAGTCCTTGGTTTGGTCGGGTGTGGATGAATCCACCATATAGCAAGCCTTCCCCTTGGATAGATAAATGGTTAGCTCATGGCAATGGCGTGGCTTTACTGCCCATGGCTAAGTCTCGCTGGTTTAATAATCTAATGGATACAGATGCTCATTTTACCTTATTGCCTTCTAACTTTAAGTTTGTGAGCCCTGAAGGTAAGCCTATTTCACTTATGATGGGCTCAATGCTTTGGGCTATTGGTGATGACAACGTTGAAGCTATTGCCAAGATTGGGAAAGTCCGATAATGCCTATTTATGAGTTCGAGTGCAACAACGAAAAGTGCCAATCAAACAGCAGATATGACCAAGAGTTCTCAATAGCAGAACCACATGATCTCGACTGTCCGTTCTGCGGGGAGTCCATGCGAAAGGTGTATTCAAGTGTTCCAGCAGTTCACTTTAAAGGTTCAGGGTTTTATTCAACAGATAAATAGTTACACACAGCCTGTGGATAACTTGGTACAAAACATCAAACTACGCTTACGACACTCCCATGTTATACACATGCTTGACATGGCTGGTACTCTACAGGCTAGAGCCCTTAAAGGGGCTCACCCAGCGCCGCTGAAGCGGGTAGCGCAGGGGGTAGCCTTAGCGTTGGTGGGAGCTCTATGCTTACCAATGGGTATTGCATCATCGGGCTCAATAAGACCTATTCAAAGCGTGTTTCAATTAGCTGATTATCAATTAACAGAGAAGCAAGAGTATTGTCATGATCTCATTGCATTCAAGGAATCATCTAATAATAGATACGCAATTAATGGTTCACATCATGGTTACTATCAAGGAAGAAGTGCAGCCCTTAAAGGCGCACCTGATGACTATCAGTTCTATTGGTATTGGCATTACGTTCAACACAGATACGGCGTTACAGAGTATGATGAGCCTGACTATTGTAAGGCACTACATCATCTAAGAGTTAAGGGCTGGCAATGAGTAGCAAGCGCAACGACCCTAGACTATCAAGGAAGTATAAAGAGGTAAGGCTCAAGGCCTTGGCTCGTGATGGCTATGTATGCTTCTATTGTGGAGCTGAAAATAAGGACATGACGATAGACCACATCATTCCAATCAGTGTTGCACCTGAGTTGGCTATCGATATTGAGAACATGGTTACAGCTTGCAAGCCATGCAACTCAAGCAAGGGCTCACGCTCACAGGGCGTTTTTTTAGAGCGCATGCGTAC